TGACGTACTCGCATCTCGCATCTACCACTACAATGTAGATACCGGAGTCACACAGTCTGATTCGCTCGTCAAGGTCGTACTCTACCACTTCACGATAACGGATACCGGCCTTACGCCTAGTGACACAATACTCACGTTACGGGCTAGGCCGCTCGCTGACACAGGCGCTACCAATACCGATGCAATTAAGAAGGTCGTCAGCAAGACACTTAGCGACACGCTCACCTTTACAGACACGCTGCTCACCTTACGAGCGCGACCGCTCACCGACACCGGCCTTACCTTTACTGATGCGCTCAAGAAATACATCACCCATTCTATCAGTGACACACTATCTTTCAGTGACTCGCTGACGAAGATTGCGCTCATCACGCGCACCGCTACCGACACTGGCCTAACGCAGTCTGACACACTACTCACGCTCCGCACACACTCGCTCAGTGACACAGGACTAACGCAGACTGACAGTATTACTAAGACTGTCTGGTATCACTTCTCACTTACGGATACAGGCGTATCACCTAGTGACGTACTAGCAGAGCGTATCGCTCACAGCCTGAGTGAGACTATCACCTTTAGCGACACGCTGGTCAAGTCAGCTAGCAAGCTACTTACTGATACTGGCGTTACTAGTACCGATAGTATACTTACACTACGCAGTCGCGTACTCGCTGATACCCTCACCTTCAGTGATTCGATCACTAAGACATCTAACCGCAGCTTCACGATAACCGATACCGGTGTTACACCGTCCGATTCGTTACTCACACTACGCGCTCGCCCACTAAGCGACACAGCTACAACACTTACCGATACACTCGTTAAGTTCGCCTTTAAGTTCATCAGTGATACAGGAGTCACCAATACAGATTCACTCGTAAAGGGTCGTTCGCTACCGCTCACTGACACAGGCGTTACACAGTCTGACTCCATTGTTAAGGTAGTGTTCTACCACTTCACGGCTACCGACACAGGCGTTACCAACACGGATGCGCTACTTACGCTCCGTCTACGCCCACTTAGCGATACCGCCGTAACTAACACGGACTCGTTGCTCACGCTGAGGCACCATGTACTGAGCGACACAGGCGTATCGCTCACAGACGTATTAGCAGAGCGCATATCTCACTACAACACTGACACTGGCGTTACACCTAGCGACTCGTTAGTACGACAGCTATTCGCGCCCCGCACCATCTCCGACACCCTCACCTTTACTGACAGCCTACTCACACGCAGAGCGCGACCACTAACTGACACACTCACCTTTACGGACAGTATGCTCACGTTACGCACTCGCGTACTCGCTGACACACTAACATTCACTGATGTACTTGCTAAAACAGCCAGTAAGACCCTAACCGATATCGGAGTTACGAATACCGACTCCTTCCAGCTAGTTACTCGTCGCACACTGAGCGACACAGGCACCACTCAAACTGACAGCATCGTTAAGGTTGTATTCTATCACTTTACTCTCAGTGATACGCTCACGTTTAGTGATTCGGTGCTCACGCGCCGCACTAGGGTACTCACCGATACAGGCACCACAACAACAGACTCCTTCCAGCTAGTCACACGTCGCGTACTAACTGACACAGGAGTATCGCTCACCGACGTTCTCGCTGAACGGATCTATCACTACAACGTAGACACAGGTGTTACTAATACTGACGCGCTGGTTAAGTTTGCAACCAAGCTGCTCAGTGACACACTCACCTTTAGCGACACGCTAGCGACTACTCGCCAGCACGTACTGAGCGACACAGGATTCACACAGACTGACTCGCTGTTAACACTTCGCTTACGCACCTTAACCGACACACTAATCTTCAGCGACTCACTGGTTAAGGGTAGTCCATTCCTACTCACTGATACGGGTGTAACCAACACCGACAGTATCACTAAGTTTGCTAGTAAGCTAATCAGTGACACACTCACCATCAGCGATTCCTTAGCTGCTTACAGACTACGCGTTCTTACTGCCACAGACACAGCACTAACGCAGTCTGACTCGCTGACTAAGTTTGCACACAAGCTCATCACCGATACTGGTGTCACTCTGACTGACGTTCTAGCAGAGCGCATCAATCACTATCTCACTGACACAGGTATCACCCCATCTGACACGCTTGTTCGTGCCGCTTGGTTCCACCTGTTTAATCCAGATACAGGTGTTAGCCAGAACGACGCCCTCACTCTATACATCTCACGTACTGTTAGCGACGCCCTTACTTTCAGTGACTCGCTCACCAAGTATGTTACTCACTCGATAAGCGATACGCTTACCTTCAGCGATGCGCTAGTTACTAACGTTACTAAGCCACTCACCGACACCGTACTCATTCAGAGTGATACATTCACTCGGTACATACTACGCACTATCTCCGATACGCTGATCTTCAGTGATTCTATCCAGTTGTCTATCGGTGGTGCTAAGTTCCTCAGTGATGTCGGTGTTGCTCAGTCTGACACACTGACCAAGTACGTTACGCACTCGCTGAGTGATACTGGCGTCACTAACACTGATTCGCTCACGCCTACAGACAGGCGACCGCTTACAGACAACGGTGTAACGCAGAGCGACGTATTACGTACCCTACGAGTACGCACACTCACTGACACACTCACGTTTAGCGATACAGTTCAGGTTACGTCTGGTAAGACCGCAGTACTGACTGATACGGGTGTAGCGCAGTCTGACTCGTTGACTCGCTACGTTACTCGCTCACTGAGCGACACCCTTACCTTTAGCGACACGCTTACAGCGCGGCGGGTCTACTCGCGTTTGCTCACTGACTCGCTCGCTTTCAGTGACGTATTAGCTGAGCGCATCAACCACTATGCTGTTGACACGGTACTCACGCAGACTGACAGCATCACCAAGCTCGCATACAAGTTTATCAGCGATACTGTACTCACTCAAACTGACAGTCTCGTAATCTCGCTTGGTATCAAGATCAATATTACTGATACGGGAGTTACTCAGACCGACGTACTGCCACTAGGCGTTATCCGCGTACTCAGCGATACTGGTGTAACTCATTTTGACTACACTGGCTTGCCGCCGTCCTTCTACTCTAGAACGCTCACTGAAAATCTGCCGCAATCAGACTTCATAACCAAGATAGCTTTCCATCTGCTGTATGATCTTGTGGCAGGTGAGATGTACCGTAGGTGGGTAGGACCAAATACCGTTTATCGAACATTCTACGTTAGAGATTGGTGGCGAAAATGGAAAAGCTAACGAAAGGCACGATTGAGTTCCTAGTGCTTCCAATCACGGACACACAGGGCAACTTGACAAACATCGGCGCGGCGACGTATGATCTCTACACAGGAGATGACGACGCCACAGTGGTAGTCTCAGGGGTGTCCTGCGTAGTGGACGGGATGAAGATTCTACCCCTGATTGACACGACTACGTTAGCCGAAGGACCATATGACTTATTCGTTACATTCAGTGCTGCACCAGAGACTCCCAGGCTTGGCCCATTCAGGTTCAGAGTAGATGACTAGCTTATGCTTCATAACACCTGTTTGGGGTCGCTATGAGTTAACCTCGATAGTGCTCAGGCATCGTAAACGGGTATGCAACGAGTTAGCAGAGAACGGTATTGAAGCTACGAGTGTTATCGTCGGTGATGATGAGAACCTAGATATTGCCAACGAGCTAGGCTTCATCATTGCTGTGTGTGACAACGAGTTCTTGTCTCGTAAGTTCAACGAAGGGTACGCAGCAGCATGGGATCATGGATTTGACTATTGCTACCCTGTGGGATCTGACAGCATCTTAACAGCAGATCAGTTTATCCAGAATGTAGGGGCAGAACTGCCTGTTGCATCTCACTTCTACTCAATGATTCGCTCAAGTGGGGAAGAGAGGATTGATGTTCAGATTACGGTTCCTGGCGGTATCGGGCCTCTTATTATCCCTGTACCTTTGCTTGCTGAGTTTCCTCGTCCTATCAAGGAAGATATGCGCCGTGGTTGTGATAATGCAGCTAGACAAACTATCCTTTCGGCAGGCATGGAGATCCTTACACGGGAAACCCATCAGTGGGAGCATGTGGCCTTTCAATCAGGTGTTACTCAAATCACTGACTACGAACGGATTAGAAGAGTCTACAACGCAGAGCAATTCGACGTAGACTACGGAACTTTTCCTGAGATAGAGGAACTGTACGATGCAGTAACGATAGAAAGTATCCGCGATTATTACAGGAGTGGGCGAGCCCTTAATGCGTAAAGAAGCAATCATTGATAAGCACACGTTGTTTGAACGAATTGGTTACGAGCCGCACAGTGATGAACAGTGGCAGATCCATAATGCTACTAACCGCTTTATCATCCCCTGCTGTGGTCGGCGCTTTGGCAAGAGCCAAGCTGCTGCCCATGAGATGACATACAACTTGTTCATCCCCGATACGATCTGGTGGATTGTTGGCCCGACGTACAAGCTAGGTGAGAAAGAGTTTCGCGTTGTCTACGATGATCTAAAGAAGCTGAAGGTTCTAGATAAATGCACTACTAAGAACTACAACGTCAACCAGGGCCAGATGCGTATTGTTACTCCGTTCAACTCAGTGCTTGAAGTGGTATCGGCAGAAAAGCAGGATGCGCTCGTAGGTGAGGGTCTAGACGGTGCTATTATGTCTGAGGCTGCAAAGCACAAGATGAGTACTTGGCAGATGTATATTGAGCCGGCGTTATCAGATAAGCGCGGTAGCGCATGGTTCCCCTCAACCCCACAGGGGTTCAACTGGTATAAGGGATTGTACGATATGGGCCAGCACCCTGACCATCCTGATTATCAATCGTGGCGGTTCCCAACGTGGACTAATGCAGCAATGTACCCAGGAGGTTATGATGATCCAGAACTGGTACGTATTCGTGGGTCCGTATCTAAGCAGTATTGGGAGCAAGAGT